TGAGCTGGTCCGCGCCTTCACCGATCACCACAACGGCGTTGTATACGCCATCACGGGAGACCGACCGATCAGCCTTCACCAGTACACCACCAGCACCGGCTTTGACTTCCCAAATGGGCGTATCCTCATCAGGCGCGGTGAGGAAACTCAATCGCCCGATGTTGTCCCAGTAGAAAATCTTCCCAAGCCCCTCAGCGAGCGTGAGAAGCACTTCGTATCGGGACTCCTCCGCAATGAGAGAGCGTCCCAGTTCGGAAAGGTCTGAATCGTCATCCCAGATGATCGTAGCGTTCGGGTACACCTCGGTGACTACTTCGGTAACGATGTCACCAACTGAAGTCCCTTGCAACCACTGTCGTGGTTCCAGAAAACGAGAATCGATGATGGTAGCCATACGGTCATCAAGGTCAAGACGAAGTGGCCCGTTGGCCGCATCGGATTGGCCGGTTTCATTGATCCGGAAGTACCCAAGCGACGACCACAGGATGCCTTCCGCGCCTCCCGTATCGACGCCCCGGGACAGGAAGATTTCAGTTCCGTACGGTCCAAGGTCCAAGTTTGTTGCACGGGGCCAGTCACCCACGACAGTGATACTCCCGCTCGCGCGGATCTCTGCGGTGGCGTCGAACTCCACGCTACCGCTGATGAGATTGAGATCAACGCCGTTGGGGTCACTGCCCGTCTGGAACGTTGTCAGCACCTGGGCGCGGAATTTGGCCGCGTGGGAACCCGAGACGGGACCCGCGAAGGCTTGTACCGATGCCATTACGACTGTCGTCCTTCGAAGCGTCGAATCATGACACGCGTGAATCCGGCACCGGTGTTACGCGCTTGGATGACCATGTTCACGGCCTCACCTGGGGTGATTGTCGTACCCCATCCCGGGACAAAAAAGTCCCCAGAGGCGGAAGGCGATCCGGTGAACACGACAGTGCCGTTGACAAGGATTCGCCAGTCAGTGACGCCGGTCGCGCTGATCCCGATATCGTACGACACCTTGGGATGCCATACATGCGGGTTGCCTTCGTAGAGGTCAACGTACGCGGCGGAGTTCGTAGAGGGGACCATAACGGTGCCGATGATCTGTGCGTTAGTGGTAGCCGCCATGTGGTAATACAGGTAGGGACGACCGATACCCACACCTGATTCCGAGTCATTCTCAAAGATGATGTGGTTCTCAGGGTCCCGGATGCTAATCCAGTTCTCATTGGCGATTTGCAGGGCTCGTGATGCCGATTCATCCCCGTAATAGAGAATCGTCAGCGGTTCGTCCTCGGTGTCATTACCAAAGTACGCTTGGGGGTATTGCCCGATTTTGGTCATGAACCGGATTTGACCAAGGTAGAACGTGAGGTCAGAGACGAATTCACCGGGGTTCGACAGTTTGCCCAAGATCCACCAGGACCCGACACCCTTCGCGTTCTCCGGTGCCCACCCCAGCATCCCCACAATGTCGCCTTCTTTCAGCGCCAACGCGTTGATACCTTCAACCATGGGGACATCGGTGAGCGTGATACCGCGCCACTCAATTTGGTTGTGGAACTCCGCCCGTTCCCACTGCCGAATGATCCCTTGTGAGAACTGAACACCATGCGAAGGCGGAGGGGTGAGGAGCGCTGCCAGGCTGTTGTTCATCCTGTCGGTCATCCGATCACACCTCCATTGAACGCGCTGATACTGCCCTGTGTTGACCACAGTTCCTGCCACGTGGACCAGAGGGCCCATACGTCTTCCCAGGTGCCCGTATCACCGAGGCGTTCCCACAGTTGTTCCCATGTGATCGTTGTGGGCACAATGCCCTCCATGTCCGAGGCGGCAACGCGGGTGAACTGAATCTCCCATTGCCAGAGCGGTTGTCCGCGCATGGAGTGGTTTTGTACCGAGCTGGACGGAACGACGAACCCGCCGGGGATGCCAGAGAATCCGTCTTCGCAATCCTCCTCGGTGTCCCCAGGAGGTTGCAAGTACAGGACTCCGCCGAACGTCAGCAACGCCACGAGCGCGCGGTTCTCCGCGCGCGAACGTGTCACCAGAGTGAGGTTGAACGACGCCGACGAACCCACGTCCGTGATTGCCAGGATCTCGTGGCGGCCCTTGATGTCAAAGAACCCGGCGCGGGAGGTGCGGGACAGCGCATCCCAGTCCACGCACTCCAGTGCGCGGTTGAACAGCGGGTACGTGACCGACTTCAACCACACTTCATCCTGCAAGGGGGTGACACACGCGGACGCTGCCACCAGGTCGGGGATGGCGCGAACTTCGATGGGTCCAAAGTCTTGCGTGTACGCCGTGCCGCTGGCCTTCCGACCGAACACGAATAGTGAAGAACCAGTCACCAACGTGTTGTCAATGATCGATTGCGTCCAGTCGTTCGGCTCGTCAGTGCCGGACGCCCACGCCTTCACGGACACTTCGTTGCCCTCTACGCGGAAACGTACGAACCACGGGACACCGACAGACCACAAACCAACGGTGAGTAGTGGTGACAGGGAGGTGACGACACCGGCAACGCGCACACGGATGTTCAGTTGCACGTCCTGGCCGCTGGTCACGGGGCGGAAGATGAGTTGCGATTCGTACGTATTGTTCTCGTCCGTGGCGCGAATGCCTACCACGTAGTTGACCAGGATGTCAAGGTTGCTGTCATTCTGGACAGCGGACCAGGTGACTTCAGCGTCCACCGCTGCGGGATCTGTCGGCGCTGTCTGTGTTGCGGTGTCACCGGCTGGGGTCACGTCCCCGATCACACCAACACCGTTGTTCACGTACAAGTTGGCGTCCGCGCTCAGGTTGAACGACGTATAGGACTGCCCGGTGTCAGCGGTTCCCCAGTCGGTGCCCGGCAACGGTCCGTACTCCACAATCTCGGAGTCGCCCCGCATGGTCCACGTCTTGCCTGTGGAGTCTACGAAGCTCAGCGTTCCCGGCGGTTGCGCGGTGAAATCGGGGTTCGCCGCAATCGCGCCAGCTATGCCGTTGCGCACCTGTGCGAACAGGATATTGCCTGTAGACATGTCCGAAGCGCCGGAGTTCAGCGTCCCCGTCTCAAGCAACGCTGTACTGGAAAACAGCGCGCCAGCGGTGCCAGCAACGGTGGACCCAATCTGGGTCCACGTGGAGGGGTCAGGTTCCGTCTCGTTACCGATGTAGAACGTGATAACCCCTGTAGCGGAAACCCGGGTCACGCGAACGGTGAGGGGGCTTCCGTCCTGAGCGCCGACACTGTACACCGTGTTCGTAGCGGTGGCTGTAAGACCTACAGCACCGGTCAGCGAATACAGCAACGCCAAACTACCCGTGGCGTCAATGCGGAGTGCGTAGGAGCGCTGGTTTCCGGTCCCCAAGTACTTGGCAACAAGCGTCTGGTTTCCGTCCGAGTAGTCAGGGAAGTCAATGACCGCGCGGATATCAATGTCCCCGGTGATGTCAAGCGAGGCAGCGTCAGGAGTGTCCGCACGACTGAGCGCGTTGCCGCTGACCGCCAGCGCTCCACCGGTCGGGTACACGCGGTTGAACGAGTCGTAGAAGGCGGGAACAATGAGGCGGTAACAGTTTTCAACGTTCGGCACGTACTCGTAGTCATCAATTACCGTCGAACCTGTGGACGAGATGATCCCGCCACGCACGTCAACCCACGTGGGTTCGAACGCGGTATTGCGCTGCAAGGTATAGCTAACGTTGTCGAGTAGCGCGCCAGCCGTGAGGCGGATGCGTCCGATGTCCCCGAAGTATTCGGCTGTCAAGGTCACCATTAGCCGTTCCTCCTCGTTCCCGCACGCGCACGCCGAAGCATGGTGCGATTATTTTCGTCAATGCGTTCAACGATAACATCATCAAGTTCCCGGTCACCGATCTTCACCAGGAAATGCATGTCACCGATGCTGGCAGCGGAAGCGGTAGCTTCCGCTCCCCCAGCCATAACTTCGTTGCTCGCTCCCGCACGTCCAAGTGCTGAAGCCAGAAGGGAGTCCACGCGTGGATCACCAAGCGGCAAGATCGCTTCGTTGTACCGGCCTTCACCGACCATAGCCAGCGTGGGACCGGTGGCAAGTGCGCCGCTTGCGAGATAGGGGATGTTCGGCGTACTGATCGTGCCGCCGCCCACCTGGCCGAATCCGGGAACGTCCACGGAGGGAATCGAGAAGGACAGGTTGTTCCATCCCGAGATCACGGAGTTGATCGCGGACTTGAAGCCGGACGCCAGCGGGGAGAACATGGAACTGAGGGCCCCGCTAATTTTGCCCGGAATGCCCTTGATGAAGCTGACGAAGCTGTTCCATCCGGATTCGATCCCGTCAAGCGCAGACGATACGACGCTTTTGACCGTGTTGATCCCATTTTTGATCGGCGTGAAAACCTGGTTGTTCAGGATCGCCCAGCCGCTCTTAAAGAACCCTACGAGCGCATCGAAGCCGTTCGAAATCTCTTCGGCCCGCGCAACGACCGTATCGCGGATGAAGTTCCAGACGATTTCGAGACCGATTCCGGCAAGCTGGAA